TGTAAAACTAAAGAAGACCTTGAAGATAGAGAAGATTATTGGGTTATTGAATTAAAATCTCCTTTAAATACAAATAGACCTCGAAGAACACAAAAAAAATATCAAGAAGATATGAAAGAAATTCTTTCTGAAAAAAAAAAAGAATATAGGGAAGCAAATAAAAAAAAAATAAATGAATATCATAAACAATATTATGAAGATAATAAACAAAAATTGAATGAAAAAAAAAATAAAAATTATTATGAAAAAAATAAAGAAAAATTTACATGTAGTTGTGGTAGTATAATTACTCAACATAATTTAGCAAAACATTTAAAAACTCAAAAGCATTTAACATTTATAAGAATTAAAGATTCGTTAAATTAACTTTTTGTCTCATTTTATCCCGAAAAGGCCTAATTTTACGCACATTTTGGCTCAAAGGATATAGGAAACATATAAAATAAAAAACCCAGTGGCAGAAATATATGGAACGTTATTTATATATATAATATATAGCTATTTTGTCTATTTTGCGATACTCTTGGGACATGGTGAAAACACATACAAAACATGACCATTCTATAGATATATACTATGAGTATATACCAGATATAAAAATAAAATGTCTCGAGATATATAATATATAGAAGTTAGTATAATCTACTATCATATTTATATAATAGCCATAGGTTTTATCATTTATGATGTTCTCCTAGCCTACCTACTAAGATATTCAGTAAAATATCGTGAATTGAGAAATTTTGAGACGTTTAATTTAACGGTTTATAAGTAATATGAGTAAATCCTCTATGTCTTTCACCATTAATATTAGTTTTTTCATTATAAATACCAATCTTAAGAGCAGTTAATAGTTTAGTAATACGAATAGGAGATGATAATTTAAATCCATTATTATTAACAATCTGTAATAAATCAGAAGAATGAAATTTATCTTCTTTATTATTAGTCATTTTAAAATTAGTAGCAAGGAATTTTGATAATTTAAGACCTTCATCTTCTTCCATAGATAATTCAGTTGATAATTTAATAATATCAGGTTTTGGTAATAATATCTTATCAAAATGGGAAATTACGAATAAGATATATTCATCAATAATCTCATCTTCATAAATAAGAGTATTAACACCATTATCTTTTAATTTATAATAAGCAATACCTTCAATTAAATCTTCTTCATCAACAAATTTAGTTTCATAATTAAAGATAATAGCATTTTCCATAGCATCAATAGGATCAGTTTTATATTCTTGATTACAATTAAGAACCATATTGAAACCAACTTTAAATTTCTCATTATTTTCATTTAATTTACGACAACGAATAGTATCACCACCACTTAATTGTTTAATGAAATTACCATTTAAAGTTGAACCTTCATTAGCTTTAATTTCATTACTGATAGCTAATCTAGCATCTTTAATTTCAACAACCCAACTTAAAGCAGTTTCACTTGATGTATTATGTTTAGTATTAATTAAACATTTAGCATCAAAGATATCAACGAAAGAACCGAAAGCATTTTCCATTAGAGAAGTTTCTTTAGACTTACCACAATTTCTTTCACCAACTTTCTTAATCCAAATTTTATCATTACAACCAGCTAAAGCTCTTGCTATTAAATGATAATTATAATTTTTTTGGATTTCATTAGGATAAATAGCATCAATAAATTTCATTAATCTTTCTTTTTGAACTGGATTAGAATTTTTGGGGAAATTTCTATACGTATCGTTAAAGAAAGCTATGTGTTCCAATTCATCATAAGAATAAGTTTTTTTATCAATAAATGAATAAACACAATCATTGAATGGTAAGTAATTAATTGATTTCTGTTTATTCCTTATCAGAAAAGTATTATCATCAGTAAAACCAGTATTTAATATTAAATTTAAACAACTATTGATACTTGAAGCAGAACCAGAATATTTCTTAACTCCCGATTTAGTAGGAATCCATAAATCACATGAGATAATATCATTAGTAATAATTTTTTTAATATCACTGCTATGAGAAGACCATAAATGATTAACTTTTATATATTTAACCTTATTACAACATATATATTTATGACCATAATGTTTAAGAATATAATCTCTAGCTTCAACATCATCATTAATGATATTCTTATTAGCTAAATTAATCATTCTCGTATCATTTATCTTATTACGAATTATATTTAAATCAATACTGTTATCTAGAGGTTTTTCAATAAATTTAACATCATAACCAGTCTTATTTAAAATATAATTACTCATATCTTTAAGTGTTTCAGCAGGAAATTCAATATGAATATCATTTTTTTTTATCATAAGACCATCAAATACTAAAACACAAACTTCAAAACCATTAGTAATCAGATAATGATAAGCAGTAGTAATAACTAAATTTTCCAAATCACAAAGAATAACATTAGTTAGCGAGCCTTCAATATTAAAATCCTTTCTCTTTTTTAATGATTTATAAAGAGTTTCATTTTTAAGAATAATCAAATTATGAATCTCTTTAATCTCTTTCTTTAATTCCATATAAAATCTATTAGTGATACCATCTCTATAACCACCATTGATACACATTAAGAATAAGTCTTTAGATTCATCACGACTATAATCATATTCTTCCATAATTTCATTAAGGATTCTATAACGATTTTCAATATAACATTTAAGATTATCACATCTAATATCATTTTTTTCACAATATTGTTGTAATAAGACTGGATGGGCATTTATGATGTCGATATCATATAAAAGACCATTAGCTAAAGCACCTCTAAATTCTCTTGGTAAGGATTGTAATGAAGCATTTTGAGCAAATAATCGACCTTGTGTTTTTAAATTTTTAGAAGGTTTATAATTAGTGGCAATAATACCATTAGAATTTTTACAAATCTTCTTAAGACCTAAGAGGAAATCAAATTCTTTTCTTTTATTTTTAATCTTAAGTTGTCTTTCTTCAGATAATTGGCTTATTATATCATCAAAATGGGACACAATCAAATTAGCATTATCTAAATTAAAAGGTTCATAAAAAGTAGTGTTTAAAAGTAAATCTTGGGACATCATTAATTATATATTATAAATTATTCTTAAATTATTTTACGAACTAAATGAAACTCATTTTTTTCTCTTAAGATTCGTATAATGAAAATATATAAAGATAATCATAAATGTATAATCATGGATAATATAAAAATAACAAATGAATATATAGATGAGACTTTAGATATAATCAATGGGATATATGTGAGAAAGGAAAATTTACCAGAAATTCGAAATAAATTTGAATTATTATGGAAAACTATAAAATTAAAGACAGGCAAATCAGTAAAATCAGATTTATTAAGATTTAAAGGAGTAGTATTAATAGGAAAGTCATGTATTTGTTCCTGTAATAAATGTGAAAGTCTTTTCGTTATTGAAGATGAAGATACAAATATAAAATTAGCAGTTGGCTCATCATGTATTAATAAATTTAAAAATGAGACTTTAAATAGTGATATCTATTACCATATTCATGGAAAAAAATGTATCGTATGTAATGATATACTCATAAAAAGAAAAAATAATTCCAATAAGCCTTGCCAAAGCGAGCGCAAGCGCATCAATTGTGATATGAAATCTGATATATGCTGGAAATGTTATTTAACACCAGTATATTTAAATGTTCCTTATCAAGATAAAGATTATGTTAAAATGAGAGGGGCAAAATGGGACGTTCAAGAAAGAAAATGGTATATCCATAGAGATAATAAAAATTATTATCATTTAATAAATAAATACCCATTATAATCGTTCAATTATTTTTTTTTCTATTTTACTTGGTTTAAAGGTGAAATTAACAAGCTCTTCTATGTCTTTTAAAATCTTATTATTAATTTCACAGCAAGTGAATATGTCCAAATAGATCTTTGAGCTGATGTCGCAAATATGAATGGTAATTGAACTTAATGAAATAATCTGAGTTATACTATAACCAACTAAGTCATTTTCAATATTAAACTCATTGGCAGGGAAATATTCATAAACTGCAGAACCGATCCGTTTCATACCCATAACCTGTTCAACAAGAATCTCTAAAAATCTTTCCAATTTTGGTCTATTATCTAAAGTATTTTTACAATTACATTCTTTTAAATCAAAAATAAGCAAACAACCAAATGGTTTTTGTGTTGCCATGGTATCTATAATAGATAAATAAAAAAAAATGATTTTCATTTTAAAAAATATGATTAGTATGGCTGATTACGATTACTCTGAAGGAAAGATATATCTTATTAAGTTTAGGAATGACCCATCATTAGTGTATGTTGGCTCAACCAAACAATTGTTAAATGAAAGATTTAGATTTCATAAAATTGATAAAGGAATGTCATCATATAAATATATTCATGAGAATTGTGATGGTAATTGGAATGATTGGTATATTGAGTTATATGAAGATTATCCATGTTTAAACAGAAAAGAATTAGAAAAAAGAGAAGGAGAGATAACTCTCAAGTTTAAAAATGATAGTAATTATAAATGTATAAATGAAAGAATTGCTGGTAGAACTAAAAAAGAATATCAAAAAATATATTATGAGAATAATCATGAAAAAATATTAGAAAAACAAAAAGTATATTGTGAAGAAAATAAAGAAAAAAGAAATGAAATACAAAAAATATATTATGAGAGTAATCGTGAAAAATTATTACAAAAATATAAAAAATATTATGAGAATAATCATGAAAAAAAATCAGAAAATAGAAAAGAGAAAATTACATGTGAATGTGGTTGTATCATTAATAAATCAAGTAAAGCGAGACATTTAAAATCTAAAAAGCATGATATCCAAATACATAAGACCATAACCAATAATACCTAAATTTTTCTATCAATTCTTCTATTAATTCCTGTTCATATTCTAAGACAATTTTAGCAATTTCTTTTTTTCTATCCTCACAACCACGATGCTTCGCGAGAACCAAAGGTTCGAAATTATAAGTATTGATT